TCGAATACAAATTAAAACATTCTTACCTTCTTTAAGTCTTTGGTCAATCAACCATTGATGTCCTTTATGCCACGGTTGCCATCTGCCGATAAACATTGAGTACTTCATCTAAACACTCCTCTATTGTTTTGTCTGTATTTATATCTACATAATTATGTAATGGTGGTTCGTAATCTTCTACGAAATAATCTTCCTTACCACGTATATCCGTTGTGTGAAGATAAAACTCTGCTATATTTCTGTTAGATTTTAACTTCTCTCTCATATCTCGATATGGTGATACTAAAGATACTATTACTATAAAACCCTTATCATCCAACACCTTCGTCATATCGATAGCAAATTGAATATTTTTTCTACGACCTTTTTCTGAATAATCTTTATTATCCAATACATCTCGTAAATCATCACCATCAATGTGCACAATTCTAACTGGTTGGATTTTCATGAATCCAATTAATTTATCTTCTATGAATCTATTTGTTAATGTAGTCTTGCCCGAGCCGGGTTGACCTGTGAACCATAAAACCATTTATTATAACCTTTAGATATACATATTAATTTAAAATCTCAAATAAAGAATTATTTTGAAGTTCGAAAAATACTTTCAGCTGAACTTATATCGAGAGGCATTGTATAAAATTTACGGGCCTTACTCAACCCCTTTATTCTCTCTTTCCCGTTTTTATTTGTTCCTAAATCAGGAAAATTCTCTTTTGTAAAAATATCCTTCCTTACATCTCCCGCGTAATATACTTTTTCCTGAAGCTCCTTATGAAGTTTCCCACCTGTTACTTTACGGGTTTTCCCATCTTTATCGATTTTCGTGAATGTTACCGTCCCACCATGTTGATCATATTTTATCTGATACTCACCATAATTTGTCATAGGTACAGTTCCTTGCCAGTTTGGTTCGTTATCATCATATGCCATTTTAGTATCATTACGAAGTGTATCATATATATCATCTTCAAGTTCTTTTAAATCAACCAATGTAACTGGACCAGAATTTTTAATACGATCAATTAGCTTCTTATCTCTACCTAATGATCCTTCACCAGTGGTTTCATATGCATCATTAGCCTTCAACATAGTCATGTTAAATATTTTATTAAGTATTAAAGTTGTTTTATCCTCTTCAACTTCTTTTGTTTTTGCAAATTTATTCAACTCATTTATAGAAACTCGTAACAATCCATCTATTGAAGTTGTCCAACCAGTAGTACCTACAGTATGACTTACTTTAGAAACTTGAAAAACAGAATATTGTCTATAAACTTCAGGTAAATAATCAATTGCAAAACAATCACCAATTCTAATACCACCAATACCATTTATAGTGAAACTAACACTTACTGGTACTATAGGATCTATTTCTAATGTTGAATTTACTGATTTATTCAAGTGAAATAACATACCTTTTTTAAGTTGCTTAAACATTTCTCCATCAGACTTATAAATAAGTAATTTTGACTTAGAAGTGTCCTTTGGCCACCAAGCACCCTCCTCATAGGCGTGACGTGCATCTCTTTCTTTTATTCTTTTATTTGCGTTCTCTACTGCAACTTCAATTTGTTTATTTACTTCACTTATCTCTCTAAACCCTTTAAGTCTAAGAGGGCCATAAGTACTGCCTTTTGCATATGTATATAGACCTTTTAGATAAGGTGTTGTGACCTCAGTTAGAATAGCATCTTGTGCCTTAACTTCATTACCTAAATTATCTATTTCATCTTCGGTAATTATTGCATTATTTAAAGTTGATAATGCTTTAATACTTAAATATTCAGGCATATTCATACCTGAATTTCCCGTAGCGACTATATCTTTATTGGTATGATATACTGCTTGAGTAACCATTTTACTATCTAAACTCACATCTACTGAAAATTCACTCATTAAAGAATTCAAACTATAAACTGAAAACTCAAAATTTTTCTTTGGGTTTTTTGGTGTTGATTTATTATCGATAACAGGAAAACAACTTACACTTTGAACACTATTCTCAGTAACAAAATTATCTATCACACCTATTCTACCATTTGTATTTTGTGATTGTACTATTTCAAAATTCCAATATCCACCATAAGTAGAACTAACTCTACTCCAAAAAGAATTTAGTGCTGATTCTAAACTTCTAACACCAGCACTAAAATGTTTTATTAAATAATCTGCACTAAAAACAAAGTTTCTTATAATACCTCTGTTTTTATCGGGATGTTTAAAATCTTCAAAATATTCATCTATTGCTGAATGGAAAACTCTAAGAGCCTCATATTCTTGTTCTGTTTGAGATTTAGTATTGAATGTACTTATCACTTCTTCTGAAGGTAAACTATAATGTTTACCTGGTAAAATTATATCTTTACTTATAGTGTATAAATGGTCACTACTAAATCTACAAGTACTGGGATCCATACTCACTATACTATGCAAACCATTAGAATCTACTTTAGTATTTGTTGAGAAACTTCTAATATAACTTCTATGTTTAGTTTGTAACGTACCCTCTTTATTAGTAATAAATCCAAAATGAGTATTCAGTATGGTATCTTCAAACCATCCCCAATTACACCAACCTTTTCCATTATACCAGAAAGTACCTCTATTAAAATCTGTTTCTTGTCTAGCCATAATACTATCCTACCTTAGTGGATTAAAAGGAATAGATTTACGTGCGGCTTCTTCCTCTTTTTTTAGCCTCGCTTCTTCTTCTTTAGTAAGTTTTCCTCGATGAAAATACCCAACTAATTTTGAGTTTATCCATGCACCTGCCAATCCACCAAAGGCTGCAGTAGGTGAACCTGTACTGAGTTGTAATGCCATATTGGCTTTAAACGTGGCCTCTTCTATTGCATCACGCGTCTTTGCCTCTGCCTTTATGGACTCACCTCTTGCCCAAGCATTAAATGCATCTTCATCATGTTGCATACCAATCCATTCATTTAACATTTTCATTTGAGAAAGAAATGTAAAATTTGCCTTTTTATATGCTTCTTTCACACTAACTGATTTAGCCTGAGAACTGACATCGGGAAACTCTCCACCAATATAAGGTTCAATTTGAGACTTAAACATAGTATTACCCATTGTGGTTAATGTGGTCTGACATTCAAATCCACCACCCTCAACTACATTCCAAGTAAATCCATTTACTACACCACATGATGCATAATAATCACCATTCATATCAAATATTTTTTCTTGTATATTTTCAAAATACTCTAACATACTATCCACATTATTTACTTTTATTTTTCCTAAAGTATCATAACTTCCCCAACCAAATTCAACCAATACAGTTCTACCGTGTTTTAAAAATGCATTTTGATATTTCTTAAATTCATCCATATCATACACTTTCCAATCAATAGTAACGCTTTGTATTGAATGATTTTGAAACTCAGTAGTTATACCAGTAACTCCTGAATGTGGTCTAAAAGTATTTTTTATATTCTCACCAAACCCACTCTTGCTCGTCAATGGTTTATTTTTAGGTGTATAATTACCATCAGAATAATCAAACGCACTTGATAATCTAAGAAAATCTGTTTTATATGAATTATTTTCTTTTATTTGTGTAGGAACTGCAGAAATAACTCTTACCCAACAAGTTTTCATCAATTCATTTAGTTGAATATTTTTACCTTCTTTAAGTGGTTCTAAGGGATTTATATTAGTTCGATTTAATTGAGATATTCTTTCGAATAATTTCTTTTGAATACGTTCATCGATTAGTGTCATTTGAAACATAATTAACCTAACATTTTATTATCACGATTTAAATTTGCTAATATTGAAGATATATCCTTCGGTATTACAAGTTTTTTTCCAATTTTTGGTTTTATGTTTCCTTCAAATTCACTATTAGCACGAGCTATAACCCACCATAAAGATTGATCTTGATAAAATCTATGTGCTAAAGTTGAATAACTATCTCCATATTTAACTCTATAATTAATATCACCATTAGTAAATTCCACTTTAGCATAATCAGTAGTGGATAATTTTCTACGACCATCTGAAGAATCTTTTTTTACTTTTTGATATTTGTATCTATTCATTACCTTTAACGCCCTATAGTCTTTTTATATGCTTCATTATGCATTTGTTTATGGAATGGATACTTTTTCTGATGTGCAACGTTGCTAATGGCCTTTTCTAAATACGGAGTGATTTCACCTACCACCTCTGGTAAAAATGGTGCTTCATAATGTTTACCAAGTGTTTGAGGTAAGTATTTTCCAATATAAGTAAACTCACACCCTACATCAAAGTACATTGGTATTTGAAATCCATCATCTAATTCCCAAATAGCAGTCTCATTAATTGTTATTGTAATTGAACTAAAATATCCTGGAGTATTTTTGAATAAATCTCCTATGGTCAAACTAATATAAGGTGCAACAGGTCTTTTTCCAGAATCATCTGTAAATTGTTCTTTATAACTTGGATAACCTAATCCCACTAAATAATTCATTTTTTCTTGTATGATTGGTATTTCTTGTTTAGTAAATGCTGCTACTTTAAAATCAAATGATACACTTCTATCTGTTCCAGTATAGATGTGTGTTGAATCTGGTCTACCAATATATCTTTCTTGAGAATATGTTGGTGTAACGGTATCGGTTATTGAACCCAAAAAAGCAGGAAATATTAACCATTTACCATTTACTAAATCTCTAATTCTAAATTTTATAAAATCTTTTGGTAGTTTTGTAGTTCCAGTTCTATTTAACTGACCACCATAAGGAACTTGTAATGCATTATGTACGGTAACATCATATAACTTTTTATTAGGATTGAGGAATGATGTTATTCCAGTACCTTTTAAATTACCACTTTTAAATCCATAATCTTCTGCCATCTCTGGCCCTGCTAATTTATCAAATAATTTTCCAATAGACTTACCTAATCCACTTGCTTCAGGAGTAACATCTGCATTTTCCATCGGTTTAGAAACACTTTTATTATATCCAGGTGGATTTTTAAAATCTATAAATGTTCCTTTTGTATGTCTTGGAGCATGAACATAAGGTAGTACTGATGCTAACACTCCCAATGGATTATAAATTCTGGTTTTACTGTTAGCGTTGAATCTTTGTAATACTGCTTGTTTTATATTAAAAAGAAGTCCTCTTGGTGTGACTGTCCATTTTGCCCATCTCTCTACATCCTCAATCGTCTTAATAACTTGTAATCCAATGTTACCAAACCCATCATTAAACCTATGCATTCCTAAATAAAAATCACCTGGCTGTTTTACATCATTACGTCCTCTATTCATACCTGCTAATTTTGAATAATCTATTGACACAGTTGTTGAATCGACCTCACTAACACGTGCAGGTGGTGTGGGCAAATTACTTGTATTACTCGGGTTTGAACGAGATTTCTCAACTTTTTTATAGTTGAAACTTGATAAGTCTGTTTTTAATTTATCTATTACTGACATTATTTACCTGCTAAACCTGCTACTGTATGCATATCTTGTTTCATTGTTTTCAAAGCAAAGAGTTCCTCTTCTGCTAATTCTATTTGTCTTTGCACTTGTTTATTACTCAGGTCTCTTTCTTTTTGTTTTTCTGATGCAGCGTTTCTTTTATCTACATTACTTTTATTTTCTTTTTCACCCCTAAGAGCTGCTGTATTTGAATTTATAGCTTCCATTAATTGTTTATTAGAATCTAAAAGTGGATCACTTGTCAATTCAACTGTATTTTCTCCACGTATCAATGCACCTAATTCATCCACACCAACACCAAGTGCCTCAGCTAATCCGCGGCGTTGTAATACATTTAATCTTTGAAACTCTGCAACTCCACCAAGTTGACCAACCATATCTTGAACGGCTTCATTAACTTTACCTTCTAATGCTAATCCTCTTGCCCTATCGAAGTTTAATTGTTTTCCAATCAACAAAGATGCTTCCATTGTTTTTGTAATAGAAGTTTCAAACTCTAATAACCCATCTGCTATCTTAGATACTGTACCTAATTCTAATCCCATTTTATGTGCTTCTATAACAGCTTGAGTCATACTCGATACTGTACCATCCATATACTCTGCTAAAAATTCTGCATTCTCTGCCATTTCATTTATTGCAGAACCAGCTGCTATTCCCGCTTCATCAAATGTATCCCCAATATCTTTAATTAAACCTAAACTATCTTTAATACTAACACCCAATGTGTCGGTAAAGAGTTTTGATAAACCAGCAATACTTTCTTCACTTGCCCCAAACTCTCTTCTAAGATTTGCAGCTGCAATTAATGTATCGCCTTGAACCGATTCTATTGTACCGAATGTATCTATAAATGCTGCTCCAAGTTTCGTAACATCTTCACCCATAAGTTTTATTGCGATAGCCGCTGGGCCCATTCTTACTGCGAGTTTTGCAGCCTCCATTTGTGATATACCTAATTCATCTCGAAGGTCACCTGTAACGTTGTATGCTGCTATTAAAGCTGTAATGACTACACCTATAACCACCAAAAGTGCACCTACTCCTGTACCCATAATGGCCGCCTTCATGGCCAATCCAAAACCTTTTGCTCCTTTTATCATACCTTTTAATCCAGCTACACTCCCACCTAACATACCAAGCATATCATCTGCAGCTTTATTACCCAACTCACTTGTTGCTTGTTCCTGTTCTTTCGCTGAAGCAATTTGTTCTGTCGTATTCAACATATTTTGTAGTTTATCTACTTTATCTTTATTTTGCTCTGCTTCTTCTCCAACCAGCGCTGCAGATTCTGTATTTAAATCATTTATTTCTTCTTGCCAAGCTGCAATTTGTTCCATAGTTTGTTCGTGGTCATACATAGCCAATTGACTAGCTGATTGATGTTTTAAAGTATCTTGTTGTGCTAACAACATCTCTTCCATCATATTTTTAGTTTCGCCGGCATTTTCGGATTGCCACACACCTACCTGTTTTTGTAATTGTTGTGACGAAACAGTATCTTTTATTATTTTACTGGAAGTTCTATGAATCTCTGAGAGTTTCTTGGCATGAGATAATTTTGCAATATCATCAGCAAGTATTTCTTTTCCTTTATCTCTTTGCTTTTGTATCGCAGCTATTTTTTCATTAATAATCTTTAAATCTTTTTTATTAATATCAACATTACTTTTGAGCATAGATTGATATTCCTCTTGCTGTTGTTTTAGTTTTTTGAGGTCGGCTATCTGAGATTTTATTGTAGGTGTTTTGGCGGCCATATATTAATATTCCGTATGGAAGTTAAAAAGAAATTATATTATAATAAAAAGAAATTATATACCCATAATATCATCAAGTTCATCACTTAATCTATCTAAAGACTTTTTGATATCTTTGAATTTTCGTTGAACTTTGGGATCTCGCATAGCCTTTCTATTAACTTTCTTTCGATTTATTTCAACACCTCTTTTAAGTGCATTAAAAGCTTTATCGATTAATCCCTCTTGTATCTGTTGTTTCTTCGTCATAAAAAATTCCTATTTTGTATAGAGTTATACAATTATAAATATCATGAAAATCTATTTTCTTCGAGCCCCGCGACGAGCATCCGAGTATGCCTTTTCTTCTTTTTGCTTAGCATCTACTAATAGTCTTAAATAATAATTTCTAAAATGAACAGGCATAAAATATACTTCAGAAAAAGAAAAACCATTTCCGTAATTAACTAAACTAAAAATATCTTCGTGAAGTCTTTTTTTATATTGTGAGGTCAGGCCAAAAAAACGTAACCCCTATAGGTATACTTACCTTGTGGGGTTCTCCAATCTGACTTGTATAATCGAATGTTAAATCAACATCTGGTGTTATTTTTTTTAAATATTTTCTAAACTCTCTCGTATCAAGAGTAATAAATTCTTTATCAATAAATCGATTTATTGACGTTTTAGAAGTATCTCCATCTACTGAAACAATGTGTTGTTTAAGTCGTGTAGTAAATGTGGATGAATGTCCTACTTTTTGGAAGGCCTTTTCTGTTTCAGTTATTACTTCATCATCTTTATGTGTGAGTAATCTAAATTCAAGAGTTCTTTTTGAATTAGGTAAAGTAAATGAAAACTTATTATCACTACCCTCTATTAAAGAATAATCTATTTCTTTATGTTTAATAGTAGTCAAATCAACTACAGTTTTTTCTTGTAACTTGGTATCAGGATCGGTTACTGATACTTCATAATCCTTACCATATCCAAGAATTCTTGCGCCAATCATAATTGCATTTTTATCACCTAATAAAATATCATCAAGTTTAATTTTTGGGTCTGCAATTATAGATTCTAACAATTTAGTTATTGCAAGTCCCTTTTCCAGCAAATTAGTAGAAGTAAGTATATCTTCTTCTTTTGCTGTCATATATTTTATTTCTATTTTACCACTTGAGAGTGGACTATCTTTTGGATATAGTAATCCCTTTGAAGGTAAATCTAATACCTCTGTAGGAAAATCATATTGATTTTCAGCCATATTTAGCTCCTTTAAAAAAAATTATTTATTTTGAATTTAAAACCATTTAATATTATAACCTTTGGAATAGTTTACTTACTTGGTGAGAATTTCTCTTTGATTGGTTTAAGTAACATATCAAATAAGATATCGTCATATTTAGTGGGCGTCATTTTTACGATTTTTTCTAAAGCGTAAATAACCACTAAAACATATTCCCAATTTCCTGCTATCCATTCAGTCATTTTTTTTCTCCTATAGTTTTAGAACGACAATACTGCGTAATCGTAACGAAGTGTTAGATTAATATCCACAACATCTGTTCCATTTGCAAAATCTAAATCATTAAAATTGGCGGTTTGGATAAATGCACCATGCAATACCCATTCCTCTACTTTATCACCGACAGGACCCAATAAATTAAATCTAATTTCTTTCTTATAGAAATCAGAATATCCATCACGACCTGTTACTGATTCATGATGTAATCTAACCCATTCCATTACTGCCTGTGCTCCACTTGGAACGATAGGGTCATATAGAGTTATTTCTAAAGGCTCCCATACTCCCTTGCCTTTTACAAATCTCTTAACATTAATATGGTTTAGTTCAACCTCATCAAAAGTAATTTGTGGACGATTAGCCGTCTTTACAAAATATGAAGGTATATCTTCTATATACATAATGAACCGATTTTTCGTTTTCGGTTCAAACGGTGTAAAAAAGATTTCGTCTTGATTTAAAATCTCGGCCATTTTCATTCTCCTGTTATGCCGTTCAAATACTATTACATATATAAATATCACTTTATTAAAAAAAAATGATACTCAAATATATTGTTTTTTGAAGTTTTATTGAAGTTTTTTTTAAAAAGAAAAACCCCAATCGAAATTGAGGCTTTTCATTATACGTTACTGTTTGTTATAAGTCAAACTTATTCAGGGAACGCTGCTCCTGTAGGTTGGATGATAAAGTCTAATACAATAAACTCTGCTGTTCTTGTAGGTTGAATAAAGATTTGTCCTCTTAATTCATTTCTATCAACAACATCAGGTGTATTATTACTATCGTCCATCACTACTTTAAATGCACTTAAACCACTATTAGCCTGTACGGAATTCAAAAATGGATTCACAATACCCAAGAATCGATTTCTTGTTGCTGCTGTGTTTTGTTCAAATACTAAGTATCTTGAAGATGAAGCAATAAATTTACGAAGTCTAATTAACAATCTTCGTACATTGATTCTATCAAGTGCCGATGGTTTACCCTGTAATGTTTTTTGTCCAAACACCACTACACCTTGTTGTGGGAATGATGCGATTGGATTAACACGACCATCATAAAGTGTATCTCGTTCTTTATGAGTTAATCTTGTTTTTGCTTCCAATACTGAACTTAATCCACCACGATTCAAACCTGCTGGTGCGAACCATTCGTGTGCTACCGCATCGGTGTTAGCTATAACACCAGGTATCACAATTGAAGGTGGCACCCAAACGGGTTTACTCTTAACTGGATCTTCAATCTTAACCCAGGGGTAATAAGTAGCTACGTAATTTGAATCTAATGATTTAACATCAGAAACTGCGTTTGTTACAGAACGGCCCCATCTTGAACCATCCATAACATAGAAACAATCTGCTCTATCTTCTACTTTTGAAATTACATGATTAGTAACTTTAGAATGATACTCGTGTATAATTCCTGGTGTTACCACCATATTAATATCATACTCATCAGGATTACTAATTGCGTTAATTGCTCGTTTGTACGCTACTGTACCACTTGCTTCAGCATTAGTACAATTAAATCCTTGTGTATTTGTAGTTGAAATATCATTACCAGTTGACTTTTGTACAATTGGATCATCACCATCAAATCCACCTTGTAATGGTACAACAAATTTTCTTTGTTCTTTTGCTGATAATGTCATTGTAATTGCCTGTGATGCATTTGCATACGTGTCAGCACCTATCGTAGATGCATCTGCACTTCCTAACATATTTTCAAGTGTAAAGACAATATTATTACCATTACCTGCAGATGCTGGTAGTGGTGCTAAATATTCTCTATTAGTATCATTATCAAAATCCCAACCAAAGTATACATTTGAATCAAATGTACCTTGAGAATTAGTTTGTGCAGTTTTAAAACTTGCACTTGGAACTGAAGTAGTTTGTAAACATGGATTAGTTACTTTACCAAATCCGTGTGGTAATGCATCTCCACTAATACCTTCAAGTTCTGTACTATAATCACTAAGACGTATATGTGCTGATTTATTTGGCCAATCACCATGATGAGTGAGTTTACCATTTGAATCTATTGTTACATATCTATCACCAATTTGTCGTCCTATATAATTTACTGATTCATCATCAAAACTTAAATTAGTGAACTCTTCCATAAGTTCACCATCGTCATTTTCACCTGGATTATTTTTCAATACTCTAAGTGAGAAAGAACCATAATCACTACCAGCAATATCATCTTTTGAAGTTAAATCTGCAATCGCAATTTTAAATTCTGAACTAATATCTGTACCATGTGAAAGAGTATTAACTTTAAACAAATTCTTTCTTGAACCACCAATTTCTTGTGAAATAATATACGGTGAGGTTGCAACTGCGTAATCATGTGTGAAATCTTCACCACTGCTACTTGCTACCGATGCCGATGCGTTTGTTCCTGAAAATCCACTTCCAACTTGAAAATGTTCAAAGTTTTTATAAACATATACATCTTTATTTGTATTTTGTGGATCAGTTCCAAAAACTTTTGTTATATAGCTATCTGAACCTGTATCAAATGAAGCACTATATGTAGTACCTGCAATTTGAAGTGCAAATAAACTCCAACTGTAATTATCACCTATCGCTGCGACAGATGCACTTCCTGGCCCGTCTAAATCTATTGAGGAATTACCTCTTGATGGTTTTAATACTGCTGCTACTTCTTCACCAACTCCAATTCCTGAAGATGAAACTTTCAAATAAACTGATTCACTTTGGTATCCCCCTATACCTAAAACTCTTACTATTGTTACTGAGGGTGCACCATTTTCAAGGTATTCTTTTACCGTATATGGTACATAATATCGTGTATCTACTTTTCCAAAAGCATTTTCAAATTCTGAGTAACTGGTAATATTTGTTGGTACAAATGCAGGGCCTTTAACTGTTGGCCCGATTATTGCTGCACCAATTTCACCAATTCCTTGTGGTAGAAACGAAACATCTTTTTCTCTTGTAAATACACCTGGACTAACGATTCGTTCTGCCATGTGTTATTCTCCTGTTAAATTTTTATCTATAGATTACTCTTAATATAACTTCTATTACTTCTTATAAGTATCAATGTAAATTCCCAAAATACATATACTTACAGGGTTTTTATAAAAAAATTAAGAACCTGTAGTAAATGTACCAGTAGAAATGTCAATAGTACCTGCTCCGTACTTATCTTCTAAAGATTTTAATAATTTTACTTCATTTTCTCTCATTTGAGTGAAACTTACTTCCAATTCTGACAAATTGTTTTCTATTTGTTCAAGTTGTTGAGTTGCGTGATGTCTTCTTAAATAAACTGTGCCGATTGCATTTTGTAAATTTATATAATCTTGTTGCATAGCTTCAATCAGTTTAACATCACCTTCTTCAAATTGAATTGTTTCTGTTTTTGTTTCTGTTTTTGTTTTTGTTTTTGGCATATTTATAACTCCTTTTAATATTAATATTAATAAGTATAATACTAATTCTTCAAATTAATCTTTTAATTCCTCGACTTCGGTTAAAACTTTCAATGAGTCTACCTCTATTTTTAATTCTTTAATAGATTCTATCAAAATAGGTACAAGTTTATTATAATCAACTGATTTAAATGAACCTTTACCATTCAATCCTTCGTGTTCTTTCACAAGTTCAGGAATAACTGCTTCTACTTCTTGTGCTAACACACCAACATCGTGTCCCATATCTTCTCGTTTCCAATCATACTCAACACCACGAAGTTGCATCACAGTATCTAAACCATATTTAGTATCTGTAATATTTTCTTTAAGTCTCATATCAGATGCAACGGTTGAAGAATAAGCAACAATGTCAGCGTCTGCGTGGAATGTTCCACCATTTGCGAATCTAAATTCTTCTTCACCTGCCAATGCAACTCCAATATCATCTGCACTTTCTAAGAAGAAACCACTATTACCATCAGAAGTAAATCTTATAGATGGTGCAGCTTTTGTACCACTTGAAACTTCAATTCTTGAAGATGATACATATGTTGTTGTTTGTAAACCACCACCAGAAGCACTTACATAATTCACACCATAGTGTCCAAAGAATGCATCTGAACTACCACTTATTACACCTGATGAATCTAAACGACCTTTAATCTCAACAGCTTCTTGTGAATTAACAGTATGAACTGATAGTACTGAATTTCCACCAGATCCTGCTTGAAATACTATAGCTCCTGTAGCGTTATCTTTTAGAGCTACCTCTGTGGGGTTATTTGTCAATACAATATCACCACCCTGTACTGTTAAATCTCCACTTAATGTTAACCCTGTGAATTCTGGTGAATCACCAGTTCCAACTCCTAATGAAGTTCTTGCTGTATTTCCACTTTCTGCTACTGGATCAGTTGTACCATCACCGACAAGAAACGCTCCATCAGCCGTAACATCTAAAGCCGTTATAGCTCCAGTTCCACTACCAAGTAAAACGTGACCATCTGTAAATGAACTTGCTCCAGTTCCACCATCGGCTACTGTCAAATCAGTAATTCCTGTAATTGTACCACCAGTAATAGTTGCCGTAGTAAACAAACCGATAGATGCACTTACACTTGAACCAGATATATTAGTGGTTCCTGAACTATTTCTAAATAAGACAGAACCATCACCAGTAAATGAAGCACTCATAGAATTTCCACCAAGTGTTCCTACTACGAAATCTCCACTACCACTCAATAATCCAGAAGTTTGTAAATCACCAGTAATTGTTGTTCCACCTACAGCTATTGTACCAAAAGTAACATCTGCATCAGATGAAACGTCTTGGTTAATTATTGAGTTTGCCTCTATAGAAATTGTTTTAACACCACCACCAGTATTCTGTCCTAATGTAGTTCCATAGACCGCTGAACCTGTAATCGTTCCAGTAGAATTAACATTACTAACTCCATCAATAGTTCCACTATCGATATCAACGGATGTCATATTTTGACTACCAAAATTTATCGCTCCAGCTGCTTCAAATGCTCCAATTTTAGTAACAGTTAAAGTATCCGTAGCAAAAGTCATATCTGAATCATGGGATAATACACCATCAGTTCCTGCAAAAACTACTCGTGTTGCAGTTAATCCATCAGCTGTTAATGTTGCTGCTCGTAAATCGTGAGAACCAATATCTAAGTTTCCATCTGCTGTAAGACTTGTAACACCACTAATAGATGTATGTACTGCTTTAGAAGAACTTAATTGTGAACCTGATATATGAGTTGTACCTGAAGTATTTCTAAATATAACTTCACCACCACTATCGGAAGAACTTATAGAGTTTCCACCTACATCTCCTATAAATAAATCACCACTACCACTAATATCACCTGTTACTCTTAAATTTCCACCAGCTGCATATCCTATAACTAAATCACCACCAACTAAATTAACTTTTCCAGCTGCATGTGATAAGGACATATTACCATTATTCCAATTAATTACACCCTCACTACCTAAAAATAAATCACTAAACATTTTTGAAGTAGTACCAAGTGCTATATCATCATTTGTAGTTGGTTCAATAGTTCCATCTGTAAATGCTACTTGGTCTGCACCAGCCGCTTCAAATGTAATAATATCATCGGCAGATGCTCGAATTGATGTATCTAAATCATCATCTAAATCTATTCTACCTTGTCCATCTAAGGTTACATTATCAGTAAATACATTTGTAAATTGTGTTCCAGATGCACCTATTGCAAATACACTAT